GTAGGCGCAAGCCCGGTTACATAGTTAGCCGCAAAGCCATGACCGCAGAGGAAGAAATACTGCTGTACAGTCTCGTTGAGGGCTTCCGTGAGGTTGTTAATACCTGCACACAGTGCCGCCCATGTTCTCGCGTTGCCGTCCGGGGTGGTGTCAATCTCGGCGGTGTAGTGATATACCGGGACAACATCCGGGACGGATGCCGCAAGGAAGGTTGCTTTATCAATTGCCATTGTTGTTCCTCCAGTAAAAACGAATACTCAGCGAACTGCCGCAAACCCATTGACTGTTCTGCTCCCGTCCGATGATCGCCGGGGCTGATGTGGTGTCAATGCTGATAACCTGTATCTCCTCGTTCCCCAACGCCCGGTAATCCAGTGGGCAGGTCAGTTTGCGGTGGATCGCAGATAACGCATTAAGCAAGGTTTGCTGATTGCCGTGCTTTCCGTTGAGTAAAACGGGCAAGGAAAACACCCTGCCCGCATCCATGTGGATGTCAGGGGCATAACCCCCGTTGTGAATCATACAAATGCCGTTGTTCGGCGGGTCACTGCCGTATACGATGTCCGCATAGGGGTGGGTGGTTTCCGCAAGGGTTACAACAGCATCCATCAGGGTTTCAATTGCGCTCATTCCATATTCTCATTAAAGGCGTTTTGCGCGACTATTCGCCACTTTTCAGCGTTGGCTTCCTTCGCGGTTTCGACCCACATCTTGCCTGTGCCCGGTGTGGTGTAGTGGTGTACTTGGTGCGACCCATCCCGGCGCATCCCAAACCACTGGTAAAGGGCATACACGGAATCCCACACTAAGAACCACTCCCCGGAATCCCCCGGTTCTGGTTGGCTGTTCTCCCGCAGGTTACCTGCCGACTGTTCAGAGCCAAGAGCCGCACCGCCAGAGGACGGCACATAGCGTTCACAATCGTCATACATCTGCTGTGCGAGGGCATATGCTCCGCGCTCTGATGCGTGATTGATGATCTTAGCCCATTTCGCTTTGTCGGTTTGAATCTCCACGGACATCAGACTACCCCCAGTTCCCAGTGGTGTACACGGGTCGCGGGCACATCAGGCAGACCTTCTACGGTCAGCACCGCATAATCCCCGGTGCGTACCCCGGATGCGTCATATACCTGCACCCGCATGGTATCCCCTGCCGCTAATGACTGCTCCTGCATGGCGTGATAGTCAAGATACGGTGTGCTTCGGCGGCAATCCACGAACAACACCCCGCGTAACTGCACTTCGGTGTTGTTTACCGCCTTGACCACGTTGATATCATCCTGCAGGTGGACATGGGATACCCGGTATTCCCGGTAGGTCTTGTTTTGATACCGATCCATCCCGGTCACAACCCGGATCACAGCACTGTCATGTAGCATCCGGGCGGGTATGGGAGTAAGTGCCATCAGTACCACCCCCAACCAATCCGGGGCGGCATTCCTATGGTTTCCACCTGCCGCCCTAACAGCCCGGTCTGCTCCAGATACATCATTACACCCGGCGCAATTATGGACTGCGCCCCGGTTTTGCCGCTTGCACTGCTCCCGGACTGTACGCTGACCTTGCCAACCGTAAAACCGCCCCCGGCTTCCTGACCAAACGCCGCCACGGAAAGCCCGTACTCCGCAAGGTATTCCATCTGTGCGCAGATCGCTTTATATACGCAGGTCTGCACATCATCGGGCAGGGCTTCCACATCGGCGGCAGTCATGCGGATAAAAGCGAGGACAGAATCTTCTGCCCTCGCTTCATATCGCGGGAAATCAAGCACGGCAATCGGTTCGCCGAAATAGGTTTCATTGTAAAAGCATTCCGATACCAGTGCCACGGTCAACCCCCTTACGCCGTAATATTGGCGCGGATACCTGCCGCACGATTGTTCAGCTTGAACACATCGTAGTAATAGGATTCGTAGTACACATTTTTGCCCTTGGTCGCGGCACTCGGTGCAGAAATCATGCTGACTTCATACACGATGGGGGCGATGACTGCAAGCGGATCAACCATGATCAGGTTAACCTGCTTCGCCGCCTGAGTAGGCGCAAACCCGGTGGTAAAATCATATGCGCTCATCATCAGATCGGACGGGACTTCACGGATGCGCACACCGTCAAGGCGTGCCACGTTTCTATCCACATCGCGGATGCCGTTGGTGACCTCAATGAACCGGGTCAGACCTGCCGCCTGTTTTAACAGCTTATAAACCGCCGGGGTCATGTAGCAGATCACCCTGTCACGGTTTACACGGGCGTTGGTCATCGCTTCCAGATAACCATCCCACTGCGCCAGAATGTTGGCGGCAGTCAGAACGGTGGTGTCACTGGTAGAACCTGCAACAGCGAACCCTGCCAGTTTGGAAGCCATATAAGCGTCCATTTCCATTCAATGTTCAGTGCGGTTCGCTACGCCGCACCCGCACGAAAAAAGCACCTTTGCAGGTGCTTTCCGTGCCGCTGTATGTCACCATACAGATCAGACTATATCTTCAACCCCTTGCGGGGTGCTCCCCATTTCCACGCGCTTGCGTGTACTCCCTTTCGGGATAGTCGTTGAGCCTTCATGGTATTGCCAGTGGAAACCGTATGCTTTTGGGGTGCGCCCTTTACACGCTCCCCGGATGTTCTGTGAAACCACATTCCGTTTCCCGGTTGCCCGGTCTGGGTAGTTCTCTATCAGCCAATCAGCGGCGGTGCGTGATGATTCAAACACCTCCCCGGTTTCGGAACACTGCACCGGGGTTGTCTGCTTGAACGCCACAAAACCGTGGTCAATGCCGTGCCGCCTGTTTTCTGCTGATGTTACCCACTCCAGATTCACCGCCGCATTGTTTGCGCGGTTGCTGTCTATGTGGTTCACATACCGTTTATGGTCTGGATTCTTCACGAACACTTCAGCCACCAACCTATGAACGGCTGTGGTTGTTACCTTGCCATCCTTGCACAGGTCAACAGTCATATAGCCGTTGCTCTTGTGGTTCTGCTTTAGTGTGCGTCCGGGAATCCTCCGGGCTGATACGTGTTTGATATTGGTTGCAATCACACGCTCACAACTCCGCACATCCCCGGTGTCGGATACTTCGTACAGCCCTTCGTAACCATTAATTTGTTTCCACTTCATAGCATTATCCCTCCATCCATTTTAGGATAATGCTATTATACCATGCTTGGTTGATGATTGCCTTTCACGCCGCTTATTACGTGAAAGGGTTTCCATCAGTTAAAGGAGATTCAGAAACGGCTTACGCCGCAACTGCCCAAAGTTTAGGAACTTTCTGGAACTCATTAAACGTGCGGGTGATGTTGGCAATGGTGGCAACCTCGTTGGTTTCCACGATGTCCATCTCATCAAGGATGGTGTCCCACTCGCGATACATGGTCATAACCTTCGGTTCCCACGCAACATTGAAGTTGCGGGTGAACTGCCCGGACAGGTTGTCGCGATCAACCGCGTGCGCCCCGGAAACCTCCATGGACGGGATCATGATGCTGTTGGCATTGATCGGACGGAAACGGGTGCTGTTCTCACCTGCCCAGATATCACCGAAATAGGACAGATAAGGGTAAGCGTTGGCAAGTTCCTTGCCGTACTGGACGGCATAGTTAATAGACTGCTGTACAAAAGGCATAGTTTACTCCTTATTTCTTGGGGACAAACCCCCAGACATCCGCAAAGGACGGTGCATTGCCGCCAGACGGTGCAGACCCCTGCGGGGCTGTCCCAAACTGTGGTTTTGCAGGTTCTTCTGCGGTTGCGAAAAGATCAGGCATTGTTGACTGCAGGTCGGTAAGCTGTTCCGCATAGGGCTTGTGCTTCTCGCCGTGATCCAACCGATCCCACACCATATCCCGGTAGGGTGTTTTTATCGTGGCGAATTCAGCCCCCTGCATCGCTTCTAGCCGCTCCGCTTTTGCTTTAAGGGATAAATATTCATCAGACTGCGTGGGGTCGGTTTTTGCGCCTTCTAGGGCTTTCTGTACGGCTTCCTCGCTGTCGCTCTTGCTGATGTAGTCCGCACCAAGTACCCTCTGCGCTTCCGTCATGATGAACGCAATCTGTTCCTCGGTTAATCCCTTTTCCTGTAGGTCTTTTCGCTTAAAAAGTGCCATATTTTACCGTCCTCCTTTTACCGCCCCAGACGCGGGCGAACTGATCCTTTTACCGCGATGATCTGCGCGAAATTTTGCAATAAAAAACCCGGATTTGCGGAAAAATCCACAAATACGGGTATTAAAACGCACCTAAGTGCGAATTAACCAAATCAATAAACCAACTGTTGGTATATTCTGTTGGTGTATTTCTGTTGTTTAATCGTCATCCTCGGCAGTATCGGACGCATACTGGATGCCCTGCATACTGTCTATGATGTTCTGCAACACCACCCGCGCCGCATCATTCAACGCCGCTTTGGCGGTGGCATCCTCCACCTGATCCGCTTGATTGATCAGGGTTGCCGCTGTCTGTATCAGTTTCCCATTATTCTGCATCGGCTTTCTTCCTCCGTGTCCTCTTGGGCTTGGGGGCTTCTTCAACCTCCGCAGGTTCGGGCGGGTTCATAGCGGTAAATTCCTCTACGGTTGCCCCGCAGATTCCGCAGACCCGCTGACCGTTTTTAATCGTGATAAATGCTGTCGGGTGTTCACAACTCATGTGCTTAGTCCTCCTTTATTTCAGCCCCGCAAGTGTTGGATTCTCGCGGGCAAATATCGCACGTTCTTCCGGGGTCAGTTTGTCGGGACTGTCCCGCCGCCGATGCTTTCCCGGTCATACCTGCGCACCCGCCCGGTGTCCTTGATAAACTGCCGCATCCGGGCTTGCTCTTGCTGTACCTTTTGCCGTGCGGCTTTTGCCCCGGCTTCATCCCCTGCGGCTTTGCACACCTCTTCTTCCCGCTTTGCCGCTCGGATATCCCGCTCTAACTGCCGTTGCTCCTGCGATTCGGCATAGATTCGGGCGTTTTCCTCCTCGCTGATCTGCTCATATTCCTGCGGGAAGGAAAATCCGTCTATCATGGGGATGGGGTGGTGTCCGCAGTTGATCCCGAATATCCCTGCCGCTTCCCCGTATGATGTATGGTTGATATCGTCATACTCATGGGTGTGCCCGCCGCCATCGGTAAATACTCCTGATCCCGACCAAGAGTAAAAATTGCCCTGATACGGTGCGCACAAAGGGCGTGCGCCGGGGTGTGAGGATATCTGGAAGATGTCCCCGCCCCCGTACTCCTGTTGCCGGGTGCGGATCGCCGTGATCGCCGCATTGTGTGCAGTGGTCTTGATCACCATATTGACATACGCATCAGGTTGCCACTTGCGACCTATGCGGTCATAAAAACCAGTGATCCCGGCAGAGTTTAACTGGTTAAGGGCTGTCCGCATCGCTTTGGTGCGTGTTTCCTGCCCCGTAATGACCTCTGCACTCTTTGTCTCAATGATTGCCTTGGCTTGCTCAAGCTGTGCGGTTACAGCGGCCGTATGGACGGTCTGTGCATACACCTGCTGTGTGCTTGTCAGCATGGTGGTGTTTGTCAGGTTCAGCTTATCCGTTGCCTGTTCCACATAACTGCGCAGTGCCGACAGCATTGCAGGGGATGTTGCCACCGTTGTACCGGGGTCAACCAGTTTCCCCGCCGCCGCCGCTTGTGCCAGTACCGGGTCTATATCAGCAGTGGCAAGGGATGCCGCCTGTAAAAAGGCTTGCCTGATCTCCTCTTCGGTCTGCCCGGTGTACTTCGCGATGATCTTTGCTGATTCCTCGGTCAGCGCACCCAACTGCCCAAGTTTTTTCATTTCCCATGTGGCGGTATCTTCCCAACCGCCCTTCAAGTGCCGGGCTATATTGATCAGCAATTCGTCCGTCATGTTCTGGTAAACCAGTTCCAACGGCTCGGCAATCGCGGTAATTTCTGCGGGTGTCAGTCTCGCCATATTGATTCTGATTTACTCCATTTCGGATGGATCACCGGGGAAATACGGTAAATTATTGATCTACATTTCCTGCCCGGTGTAATCTGCGATATCTAACCGGGGCAGGGTGACCTGCGATTCTCCCGCAATCCGCTGTAATTCCTTCTCCGCTTCTTCCTCGGTCAAGTTCTGCCCGTATTTCGGGTCGGTCAGGAATTTAAACTTACTCAGCAGACCCGCGCCCACAAGGGTGATGCCCTCATTGATGTTGGTCTGCCTGTCCTGCGTGACCCCATCATCAAGGTCTATTTTGACTTCGTAACCCTTCTGCGCCAGTGCCGCAATGCTGTACCCGTTCCACTGCACATCATAGAGGACTGCAACGCTGATGATCGCATCTACAAGCCGCTCCAGTGCCGGGGCGATCTGGTTATGAAAGCCCTTGATGGTGTTGTAGGTCTTGCTGTTCTCACTGACCACCTCGGTGGCGGTTTTCAGCCCTCCGTGGACATCAAAACTGAAAGTACCCACGGACAGCCCGACCTGCAGACAGAGGATGTTTAGCAGGGCGTTCATTCCCGAAACATGCTCTTCCACCCGCAGTTCAACGCTGTTGTCTTGAATCCGCAGGGTGTCGGGGTCATCAGTAGACAGGGCTTCATAGGTTTCATCAGTCGCGTCAAAGTACCGCACAGGCTTGCCGCTCATGGGGTCAACCACTGTCCTGACCATCCGGGCGGGTACTATGATGCGCTTTTTGCCTAGCCTAAACTCCCGGACAAACGAATCAAAGCAGATGTCGATAGCGTGCAGGGTTTCCATCGCGTTGCCATACACGCTGATGCCCAATGGGCTGTTGTCATCAATGTTGTTTGCGGTGGGCGTGCGGAAATAGGTAAACAGGCTGTGTTCCACATTGATGCGGGTTTCCTCGCTCAAGTACGGGTATATCTCAGCCAGTGGATACCTGATACCTAAGATATCCTGATCCTGACCCGCGCTGTTCTTCTGCTCTGCCCGGTACAGTTCGTTGCGGATCACATAGGTTGTGCCGTCCCATGTGTGCCACTCTAGCAGGGTGTAATAATAACCACCCTTGGCTGTCCGGGTAACGAATATGCCCTCCCTGACCTCGGCATTGTCCCAAGAGATCGGTACAAACTGATCGGCGTTGGCATACCCCAGACGGATAACCCCACTTCCGGGGATTTCCCGCCCCTGATCATCCCGCTTGACTTCATGCCAGACCTTCAGCGCACAACCGCCGATTGCGGCACACTTCTCCACGGATTCCCGGAACTTGGTCTGCAGGTTGTTCTTCCGCAGGACATCCTGCACAAACTCATCCAGTGGGTCATCCTCTGCGGTGTTCCCGGTCATGGAAACGTGTACTTCGCACTGGTCAGACCATGCTATACCTGCCACCTCACTGCAGAGGGCTTTCGCAGTGCCCAGATAGGCTAAATTTCGCTTTGCATACGGGTCGGCGATAGTGGGGGCATAGATCAAATGCCAAGGGGTGTAAAAGCCACGGTAGACGGCTTTCCACGGCAGGATTCCGACATTGTAGAATGTCTGGAAAGCGGGCACTCCCTGCAGATCAAATATGCTCTTGTAACTCTTGCCGATGCCGTTATCTGCCATCAGTTTCTTAAACCTCTCAAGCATCACCATAACCCATACTGCTTCGCAAAGTAGTTCGACCCGTACCGCATTTCATCACAGGCGTGGTTGTAGGCATCCACAGGATTACCGTTATCGTCCACGCAGTAAAGCCCGATCTCTTTTACAAGCGCATCCACCGGGTAAACAGGATCATCCACGCAGTAAAACCGCCCGTCATTCATGCGGTTCTGTAGTTCTTCGATTCCGACCCGGATGCCCTTACTTGATCCCTTGATGTCATGCCCGTTGTTGTCCGCTTTGGTTGTCGGATACCCCAGTTTGTCAATCTCAAGGCGCAGGGCTTTACAGGCAGGGTCGATCATGATTGCGGTTTCTCGCATCCCAGTCTTACGCCGCATTGCGGGTATGAACTCGCCGCAGATGTGCCGGGCTTGATCGGACATCGCCATCTCGCCGCGATCGTAGTACCAGTTGCCCACCCGGTACAGCTTGTACCCGTCCTTGTGGAGCATGACAACGTAGCACCCAATGGAGGTTGCATCAGTCGCGCCACCATCACCCGCAAAGTACATTTCCACCTTCGCCCCTTCGGTGGGCAGGGATTGCAGTACATGCTTTTGTGGGTCAAACATCCAGTAAATGACCCCCTGCGGGATCACTCGTTCTCCCAACCAGTCCCTGCGGTACAAAAATGTGGACTTGCGGCAAGCGGTTTCGATCTCTTCCAACCGCTCCGGGGTCAGGATCGGGTTATCCGCACAAGTCCAATGGGTAAACGAACAGTCCTGTATTTCCAGAACGTCTTTTATAACCGGGTCTTGCGGTGCAGGTGGGTTACAGTCTGCGATGTGCCACCGATCCCGTGCGGCGTAGGTTCTCCGCAAGCACTCTTGTATCATGTCCGGGTGCAGTAGGTTGATTTCGCAGAAATACACACTGCCCAGTGACATGCCAGTGATTGCCTTGTGGGAATCGGCTTTCCCGCCGCCCTTCCAGTACACCTTTTTATCCCCGGTCGGCAGGTGTATGAGCAGGTGCGCCCCGGAATCATCGTGGGCAACACGGGAACAGCCCCGGAACGTGTGGATCAGCCCGAAACCGTCCGCATCCATAATCAGCCTGTATGCCTGTTCCGCGCTATACCCAACAACCAAGTGAATATTATCCCGGCTGTGGATCAGGTGGCGGGTAAATCGGATGATCCCGGCTGTGGTCTTACCGCTCCGGGGCGTACCTTCTAGCCAGTCGATTGTATGCGTGTAGGGGGCTGAAATAACCCCTGACTGCTTACTGCTTAACTCCATTACGCTCAAGCGCGAGGATCGCTTCTAACACGCCGTTAGACGCTTCTGCGGATGCCCTGATATCCTCGTCATGCTGACCAAGGTACTGTTTACCTAACCAGATAGCCATAGCGGCAGACTTTTCAGCTAATCGGAACTGTGACCTGCGCAGGGATATTTTGCCGCCGACCCGCTTTTTGGCGAATACCACCGCAAAAGTCTCCCCGTACTCCCTGCCACACCACCGCTCTATTGTGTCCTCAGAGCAGTTGAAAAAACCCGCGATTTCCTCACGGGTGCATTGCAGTTGACACAGGCTTTCAAATTGCTTTTTATCCAGTTCTATACGTGGTCTGCCTTTGGGCATCACTCATCCCCTATCGGTTCACCCTCTTCGTCACAAAATGCCGCCATATCCGGGATTTCTACACCCCCCAGACGTTCCGCCGCTTTCTTGGGGTCACCCTTTACAAAGCATAGGCAATACTGATGCGTTCTGCCCATCTTCCTAGACGCTTGGAACGCCTTGCCCGCCCTTATCGGCAAACTGCCGCAGGGTGTCACGAACACAAAATCGTTGTAATACCTGCACCCGGCGGCTTCCATCGCCCTGACGGTCAGCCCCACAAGGTCATGCAGGTATCCCTTTTTATCCCTGTAGTTACCAACCACAACACAGGCGAACCTGTCCTGTTTCAACATGGCAACCGCATTGGACAGGATTTCGCAGTACGCAATACCGAACCCGTCTTCGTCCATATTGCTTAAATCTGCGGGGTCATCACTGTATATTTCTAGGTTTCCATACGGAGGACAGGTGAACAGGAAATCATATTCCCCCGGTGCGATACTCCGTATGTTGCGGCTATCGCCGCATATCCATGTAGGACGTTCCCCCGTACATATTTCCGCGTTCGCTATGTCCGCATCTACCTGTTCTTGCCGCAGATCAACCCCGGTATAGTACCGCCCCATTTCAGCCGCAACTATTCCCCGGACAGAACCACCTGCAAACGGGTCGATTATCGAATCACCTGCGGCAGTAAACCACAGATACTGTGTCTCACATAAAACGGGGTCAAATATGCTTGTTCCTGTATCACTCATCTATTGCGATCCCCCTAACTGCATTTGCCGCATACGTGCCAACGTATTGTCAGCTAATGCCTGTGATCTGTGATGAAACTGTTTAATCGGGTGTTGTTCTTGAATGCTTTGCTCCGTTTGTACCCCCCCCGAGATAGGAAGTTTGCCTGAGGATTGCTCCGCGAATTGTAAGCAAGTCCCCCCCCCCGACCGATTTCGGAACGTATGCCGAAATCAATCCATGAACGTTTGCGCTTTAGCCAGTCAGGCTTATTCCCGTATAAAACAGAAAACGGCGGCACAATGTACCGCTCCGCCATATTGCCCGACCTGTCCTCGCTATCCATTGAAAGGCTGTCCGCGTCCAGATCGAACCCAAATTTGGACATATCCAGATCGAATATGCCGTCTAACTCCATCGCCAACAAGTCCACATCAAATTCGCTATTCATCGTCAGTTTGTTGTGAACTAGGGTATATGCCCTGCGCTGTTCGTCCGTCAGATCATCCAACCGAATAACTGGGACAGTATCAAGCCCCAATTCAGTGGCGGCAATTAATCGCCCGTGACCTTCAATAACTGTGTTGTCTCCCCAGATCGCGATTGGATCATTAAACCCAAACTCCTGTATACTGCGCTTGATCTGTTCGATCTGTTCAGCCGGGTGCAGTTTTGCGTTCCGGGCATACGGTTTCAATTCCGACAACGGCAAGTATTCAATTTTCAGCATTTGCCCTCCATCCGTCCCCCAACAGGAAAAACCGCACCAGTAGGGGACTGATGCGGCTTTCCGTGTGTTGCGACAATCTCTTGGAGGACTTCGCACATACACCCTATCATTGATCAGCACTGCCGTTCAATGTCACGGACTGCCAAACACTGCCAACTTTTTTCAGCTTGGTGTACTGGTCTGTGCGGGTCTTCTTCCTGAGGTGGTGCAGACCCTTTTTGTACACCCGGAACTCCGTGCGGTCAGATAACCCTGCACCCTGTGCGGTTTTACCATGGCTGTACCCGTACACCACCCGCAGGGTCAGCACTGTGCGCTCCTCTGGTACGCTGATGGTATCAATCAGGCTGATCATAGCTGTGTCCAGATCGTCCTTGGCATCCACTAGCCGCTGTAATTCCCGCTCCGCATCCACGATCTTGGATACCTGCCGCCCTACCCGGTCAGATGGGGCAGTGTGCCCACCCTCCCCGGATGGGCGTGCCCCTACAGAGGTTGCTTCGGCATACATCATGTGGATGTGCTCCCGCAGTATGATGATTTTGCTTTGTAGTGCCGCACTGGTTGCGGCGTATTCGCTTGCAGGATCGCTCATTTACCCACCTCGCTCAATGGAACGGAAGTTCCTCCATATCGTCATCGTGAACGTCTACGAAGCCCCCGCTAGCCGCCTTATTCGCGCTATTCTTGCTCTCGGCGAACTCCTGTGACTCTACGACCACATCCGTCGTGTAAACCTTCTGACCGTCCTTGTTGGTGTAGCTCCCGGTCTGCAGTCTCCCTGCGACGATCAGCTTCGTCCCCTTGTGCAAATACTTCTCAGCAAACTCTCCGCGCTCTCTGAACGCTACGCAGTTGACGAAATCTGCCTCATCGCCCTTGTACCTGCTTACCGCGAGACGATATTTCGCAATCGTCATGGGGTTCTGCCCCTCCGTACGTCTGATCTCCGGCTCACCGCAAAGTCTTCCCGACAATATCACGCTATTCATATCCTCTTCCTCCTAGTATTTTTGTGCTTGATCGCACATGTAGTCTGGCTGTACTTGTACTGTGCCAATGCTCTGGCTGTTTCCTTGTCTATCTGCTCCGGGGGCTTAGTCGGCTCCGGGGCGGGCGGTAATGACCGTTTAATCCGTGCTTCCATCAATCCCCCTTGTATGGTTCTGGTAACGGCATCCATGCGATGCACTCGATTGCTTCGTCAAATTCTTCAGAATCATATCGA